ATGGCCTCGTCAAAACGGATGATGAGGGCGTCAACCTTGGCTTCCAGGCGCGCGATACTCGCGGCCGTGTTCAGGTCATATTCGGAAAGTTCGCGGTCAACGCTCACGCTAAAACCCCATGCCGAACAGCGCGGAAACGGCCAGCCATATTTCCTTGCCCATGCTGGGCGGCAGGGTGAGGTCTGGCCAGTAGGTAACAAGTACGGGCCGCGCGACGGCCTCCCATGCGAACAGGAGACAGAGCAGGTACATCATGAGCCTGCGCGGGGTCAGACGTCCGCCGCTGGCCCGTTCCGTCTCGGCATTGATTTCCAGATTCTTTTCCTGGAGCCTGGCCCGATCCGGCAGGATTCTGTCCAGGGCTTTTCCCCCCAGACCAAAAAGAGACGTGAGAAATTTGATCATCACACAACCTCCGCCAGCAACCGCCCCTCGTCCGCGCGGCGGTTGGCGTACCGTTTGAACCCGGTTTGCAGTTCACGGGCGGCCTGGGCCCAGTCCCCGGCGCAAAGATACTTCCATGTTTTGGGGTAGCCGGAAGGCGCGCCCAACTGGTAAAACAGAGAGACAATGACTGCCTGGGCCTGGGGCGGCACGTTCGCAAACGGCAGGCCCGCGCTATCCCGGTCGTAAAGAGCTGCGGCCCTGCGGATATAGTCGCCATGCACGGCCGCATCCACAGCGTCGCACTGTGCATCGGTGAGAGTAAGGGGCGCGGCCGCCAGGGCGGCAAGCGCATCCTGACGGCGTTTGCCAAGATAGGGCCGGAACCGCTCCATGAGCGGCGCGGGAATCCCCATGCGCCGCAGATCGGCCTCTGCCTGCTGGCCGAGGTCCAGACCGGTGCCGACCGTCACGCCGGACGCGCCAATGGGCTCCCCGCACGCGGCCGGGTTTTCCCGGCCCGTGAAATTGCGTTTGCGGCACGGAATATAGGCGACAAGCTGCCGCGTCTCCCAGCGGGCCAAAAAGCGACGGATGAACTCGGTATGCACCATGAAAAACGCTCCCGGTTTGCCGGAAGCATAGCATGGAGATTTCGGCCAGGGCATACGCGGGCGTATCGCGGGCGTATCGCGGGAAGGGGTTGACAGGGTTTGGAGTCTTGACAAAACTACTTCAATGAAGTATATCTAGTCCATGAACATACCGCCGATGACAGTCGTGGAAACCGTCCCTTTTTTGCGGGATGCAAAGGGGCTCCTACCGGATGAGGAGCGTGCGAGACTGGTGCTGTTTCTGGGGACAAACCCGGAGGCCGGAGACCTGATTGAGGACACCGGCGGAGTGCGAAAGTTGCGCTGGGCACGAAAGGGCGGCGGGAAAAGTGGCGGCTACCGTGTGCTGTATTACTACTATTCGGAGCGTATTCCGCTTTTCATATTGGGCATCTACGCCAAAAATGCCAAAGAAACAGTGGAGAAAGCAGAAAAAAACACCTTCAAAAAATTGATTGCGCTGCTTCGGCAGAGTTACGGGGTGTAACCATGAGCGAAGTTGGACAGAAAATTATCGAGGGCTTGGAATCCGCCTTGGAAATCGCCCAAGGCAAGGCTGATCCTTCCACCTATCGCGCGCATACGATTCGCGTCGAAAACGTGGACATCAGAGCCATTCGGCGGCGTATGGGGCTTTCCCAGACCATGTTTGCCGAGCAGTTCGGCTTTTCGGTAAGCACGCTGCGGAATTGGGAGCAGGGCAAACGTAAGCCCGACCCGGCCGTCCGCGCGTACCTGCGTGTCATCGAAAAAGCGCCGGACACCGTGCGGGCGGCCTTGGCGGGCTGACGAACTCAGGGGCCGGGGAAAAATTCCCCGGCCTGTCCTTTCCCGAACGACTCGCGCCAGAGCTGTAAGCGAACCGCTTCGGCACTGTACCGCGCATTTCTCTTGCTCCCCTCCACGGCAATGGGGGCGCCACAGGCGGCCCATCGGCGCACAACTTTCGCGCCGACGCCCATTTCCTCACAGATTTCCCGCATACTCTTCAGGATTTTCGGGGTATACGACACAGCATTGGCACGCTCCATCAGTAGCCTCCCAGCTCGTCGGCAGGCCCCCCGTAGAGTTTGGCGCGCTCGCCCCATTCCGGCCATGGGTCAACGTCGATTTCCGCAAGCGCGAAACACAAGGCCGCCGCGCCTGGGAAGTCCGTGGGCTTTCTGCCCATGTCCTCCTCCTGCAACTTGGCGATCTCGTCGGCTCCCGTGCAGGCGTCTCCCAGAAACAGGGTCTTTTCGCTCCTGGTGCGGCGCTGCGCCAGAGCGTGGTAAAAGGGCAACAGCCCCTCGCCCCGGCCCTGCCACCCCTGCGGGTCGCCATAGTGCAGGAGCGGGCGGCGGAGTCTGCGCTGCTTGTCGTTTGCGTCGTCCAGCAGGTACACGCGATTGTCCGCCATGGGCGTGGCCCAGTACTGGACCAGCCAATCCTCTGTCATGCGGGCCATCCGGGACACCAGGACCGACACGTCGTCGCTGCGGATCTCCTCCAGCCTGTGCACATCGTGCCTGAGCGCGCCCAGGACGTTCTGGCGGGAGCGCGTCTCCCCCAGTACCACAAGGCAGCCCGGCCGCTCTCCGCAGGGCCACACCAGAGAGCCGACAATGCGCCGAAAAGCCATGCCTGTGGCCGCCTCCCGGTAATATCGCTCTCCGGTGAGAGCGTCTCTCAAAAGTCTCAGCCGTGCCATGCCGCCTCCTACGACAGATCCATTCCCCGGCTTACGCCGCCGCCTGCCTGTAAAAACTCGTTGAGCGCGTCGCAGGTCACGTCCACCTGATCATCGTGCTTGTGCGTCATGGCCGGCGAAAACGCCGCCAGCTCGCCCAGATAGGCCGCGAGCCACGGCGCGGACTCGGGCACGCACAGGCGCCCGGCCCGGATGAACGGCAACACGTCATTGACGCGGCTCACCTTGTCCGTGCCGCGCTGCACGGGAATGATGGGCATGTCCCGCAACGTCTCGTCACGCCGCAGGCTCTGTATCAAACCCGTGCCACTGGCCTTGTCCTCAATCAGCACGCCGCGCAGCCTGAGCGGAGAGGGCCGCCGCGGCCGGTGCCGGGCCAGAAAGGACGCCGCGACCGTCAGCAGGTCCGGGGCTTCCCACTTGCCGCGCTCCACGTCCAGCAGATAGAGCATTTTCACTTTAAAAATGCTCTGCTGACGCGAAAGCGGCAGCCGCCGCAACGCGGCGTACATTCAGGCGAAAACCGCGTTTTTCGCCTGAATGACACCTTTGACTTTCATAAAAAGTCAAAGGTAATCTGCTCTAGACGCTGACGCCGTCAAAACCCCACAGCGAGAGGACGGAGTAGTCATTGCGCTCACTCGTCTTGAGCGCGGTATCCATGACAAACAGCAGGGTATGCAATGTTCCGGGCGGGCTCGCGTACTGCTGTATCCAGTCCGTCCTGATCATGGCTCCGCCCGGCGGCGTGGGCCGCTGCATGTATTGTGCGGAAAACGCGAAGGGATCCATGGTCTCCATCCGTGCCGCGCTCTCCTTGCCGAACGTCTCCGGCCACAACATGGTCCCGCTCTCGTCCCGAACCGGGATGTGCAGTATGTGCCACAAGTCGGGCTCCCGCTCCATGAGATAGCCCACCAAGTCCTGTTCATGCAGACGTTGCATGATCAGCAGAACCGGCGTCGTGTCTCTGTTGCGGCGCGAGTAAAGCGTCTGGGTATACCATGCGTTGCACCTCTCCCGCACGGCCATGCTGTACGCATCCTTGGCCTGAATGGGGTCGTCGATGCCGATGCCGCCCCCGAACTCGGGCCGTTTCTTCCCGGCACCAAAACCCGTGATTGTCCCGCCTACGCCCACGCCGTACACCGAACCTCCCGACGGAGTTGAAAACTGATCCTGCCGGCCTTCGCCCGGAAGCACCCCGACATACGGGAAAGCCCTGCGATACCAGTCGGAGGACACCGTGCCCTTGATGGCCATGGTTTGGGTCACGGCCAACTTGGCCGAACAGGACGTGTATATCCATTCCGAGTCAGGAAAACAGGCCAGTCCCCAGGATACCAAATCGCGGGCAATGAATGTCTTGCCGTGGCGAGGAGGCATACAGATTGCCATGTTGCGCCTGCCGTCCGGCAGGTCGCCCAACAGCCACAATGTAAGCGCGTCGAATATCCGCCGGTGGAAGGGCAGGACGACTCGCGGCGCCATGACGGCCACGCCGTGCGCGAGAAAAAATTCCTCAAGAGTCGGCAGGATTCGCATGTTCGTCCCAGGCGCGGAGCGCCGCTCCTTTGCGGATGTCCTCCAACACGTCCCTTGGCGTCATGAGCGCCGCTCCGGCCTGGGCCTGCTGATTGACGGTGACGGTGGTCTGCTGGGCCGGGGCCTGCTGCGCTGGCGCAAGGTTTCTGCGGGCGCGGGAAAGCGTCTCAATATCCGCCGCGCTCGTGGCCTGATGGGCGAGCGTGATGGCCTTGGCGGCCAGGGCCACGTCCAGACTGGCGAGCAATCTCTCTGCCTGCAAGCGCTCCTGCACCACGCTTTGCAAGGTGTGCTGGAAACGCACGGGCAGGTCTTGCGTTTGCGTTTCCACCTCGGCCATTTCCTTGACTGCCGCTACTTTCCGCGCCGCAAGGTCTTGCAAACGCCCTTGCGTCCAGCCCTCGGCCCGCGCCCGCCTGGAAACGCTGGACGTGGCCACGCCGTATGTCCGGGCCACGTCTCCAAGGCTTATGCCGCGCACCTCGTAATCGGCCCGCGCCTGCTCCCACTGCTCAGCGGTCAGCCGGGCCACGCCGAGCCTCCCTCTCAAGCCTGGCCTGCCACGCTGCGGAACAGGCCGGGCACCTATGGACTCTCCGGTCCACGGTCCAGCCCATGTTTTTGAGCGCGCGCCACACAGCGGACCAGTTGCCCGATCCGCCCGCCGTCTTGCCGCAATCCTCGCATTTCGCGCCGGTGATTCTGCTCATATCGCTTCGCCCTCCATCACTTCGCGCACGCATACCTCCCAGTGGCCCACCGCGCCGTACCGCTTCTCGCTGACCATGCGGATCACCTGCCGATCGTCGCCCCAGAATTGCAGCCTGGACATGGCGTCCTTGAGCTGCTTGGCCAGATTGTCCAGATCCGGCTTTTTGACGTGCTGGATCTGTCCCCGCAGCATGGCCGCCCGCGCCTTTTTGCTCACGCTTTGCGGCGGCGGGAACACGGCCCGGAACTCCAGCACCACGGCCCCGGACATGGGAACTTCCGGCGCATGGGGCGCCAGCAACGCGTCCAGGGTCCGCTCGGCCGCTCGCTGGGAGCCGGACTTGTACGTCATGCTGTGCCCGTTGACCACGCCGTGCCGGGCGCGCTGTTGCGCCGTGGGAATGCAGGACAACGTGAAAGCGATCATTGCCGTACCCCCGCGCACGTTTGCCTGATCAGTTTTTCCATTGCGTTTCTGGCCGCGGCTTCCCCGCGCAGAGCCCTGGATACCAGCCGTCCCAGGCCCGGCGTCTTGCGGTCGGAGACTTCCATCGGCAAGGACGGCAGCGATTGCACGGGCTGCCTGCATCTGGGCAGCACGGCCAGAATGTGCGCCGGGGTAGGGAATCGCGAGGATTCCCTGCGGTGCAGGGCAAAGGCCCGTTCTATGGCTTCAGGGTTCTCGCCGTCCAGGTCATCGGCGAAAATTTCAGCCAGGAGGGCAAGTTCCTCCGGGGAGCGCCCGGATTTGTGAACCGCCTCCGCCTCAATCAAACGCGGCAGGAGGCGTTGCCGTAGCTGCTCTCTGTCCATGTTGTTGCCCTCCTTGCGCCTGTTGCTTTGCCGCTCTTTCGCGCTCCCTGAGAGCTTTGGCTAGAGCATTTTCTCTTTGAAAATGCTCTGCTGACACGAAAGCGGCAGCCGCCGCAACGCGGCGTACATTCAGGCGAAAACCGCGTTTTTCGCCTGAATGCCACCTTTGACTTTCATAAAAAGTCAAAGGTAATCTGCTCTATGCGCATCATGTTGCGCCTGTCCTGCTGTTGGCGTTGAAACTCTGTCGGCGTGGCCTCCGATGGCGGTGAAGCCCGGCTCTGGATGGGCGCAAGCCAGGTCTTTTCGCGCAGATAGCGCCCAAGCCCGATCTCAAAGCCCCGGTTCCAGACGCCAGCTTCCTTGCGGGCCGAGAGGTCGTCAAAAAGCCTGGCGTTTCCCGGCCAGAGCGATGCGCCTGTCATGTCTCGCGCGGCCTTGAGCTGTTTGTACTCGGAAAAGCCCGCCAACGGGCCTTCAGCCCGCATTTCGCGGTTGTAGAACTCCCGGAGTTCCACAAATTCCAGCCCCGGGCCTGACAAATCCGCCCCGACTCCCTCACTGCCGCGCTCTGGGGAACGCGCGCGATCCTGGTTCACAAGACTCTCTACAGGAGGGGATGTATTTTCTTCCTGGTTAGGAGAAGGATAAGGAGAAGGAGCATTGCCAAAATCGTGCGGGCGCTTTGCGCGACGCTTTTCCCAGCCTGCGGTGGCATTTTTCCGGGCCTGCTCCTTCCTGGCTTCAGCTTCCGCCTGCCAGGGGTTGTGCTCGGCCCAGTCGTGGAGGGCATAGCCGCCCTCAACCTCGTCGATCCACACGCCAAGGCAGTGGTCAAAAAACGCCCGCTCCTCCCCCTGCCAGTCAGCGGTAAGCTCGATGTCTTCCCAATCCATACCGGCTAGATTGCCGTCAGGTTTATTTTGTGCCGCCCACAGCCACAAAACCTGAAGCGAGCGTATCCCTTCCAGACCGAGACGCTTCACAGTTTTTTTCGTCTTCGGGTGTTGCCAGAAGCCGACTGAAAGACGAATATCAGCGTTCATGCCGCCTCCTTTTTCACGGCGTCCGGGCACTTCTCGCAAGTCGTGCGGTAAATCCAGTTCCAGGTTCCCCGGCTCCCCTTGTGTCTGGGGCAGGGCCGCAAGTCCGGGCTGCGCCGGGCCGCTTCCCGCAGGGCGTCCCACGCGCTCATGAGCACTTCGCCGGTTTCCGGATCAATCCAATCACAATAGCCCGCCGTTTCCGGATTGGGCAGACGATGCCGACAGCGCATGGCGTCACCTCCGCTCACGCTGAAAGCGTCGTATCCGGGCGCGTTGCTTCTGGATATGGCGTTTCGGATTCTGGTTCGGCAGACGGAACGCCGTAACCACAAAACAGGAATTGTCCTGAACCACTGCAACCACTCGAAGCCGCCCGTGCGTCAGGATTCGACGGTCTCCATACCCTTCCATGGTTCCCGCCAGGATGGCGTCGGCTACCCGTTGGAGGGAAATGTCCCGCTCAAGGCAACGGTTCAGAGCATGAGCGGAAAAAGTCAGGTTCATGCCCTCCGCCTCCAAATCGCCCACCACGGGCGCTTGCGTTCAGGCCGCAGGCTGGCCAGGGGCATACATTCCGTGATGTCGGCATGGCTTGCCTGCACAGCCAGCATGGCCATGACCACACGGCAATCCTCAATTACATCACCCACAAGGCCGCGCACATCACGGGCGCAGGCCGGGTCAATGCCGCCGCCCTCGCTGTCGGCCAGGCGGCGCTGCACATCGCCCATGCTGGCGGCGGCTCTGGCCACGGCGGTCAATACCTGGGCCCTGTTCCGGGCCGGGGGCACGTCTTCCGCCTGCCTTTCAAGCTGGGCCTGCTGCCACTGGATCAGCACCGTGTTGTGCATGGCCCGGCACAGGGCGGGAATTTTACTCAACCCCGGATCGTAGCCGTCGCCGCGTTGCAGATAGCGCCGCACCACGGCCGCGCTCAAACCGGCCGCCGCGCCGATTTCCTCAGCCGTCAGACCGGACACGTCCTTGGCATGGCGTATGGCCTCAGTAGCGGTCATGTTCT